TATACTTAAATTTAGTATGTTTGATTTCAATTAAATCTTTATATTTGTGTTCTGTAAATAGATCTGTAGGCGCAGGAACAGTATCTGTAGGAATATCAACATCTGTTTCTAAGATTGTCTTCACTACATCCCAACCGGTCCCTTTTAAAGGTGCAGGAAAATCATTTTGGGGTGTACCAATTTGCGGCATGGCATTATATATTGATGAAAATTGTGTACCTATATCATGCTTTGCATCTGTTGCTGCTTGTATTTTTGAATTTTGTTGAAAATCTTTATCATCGTGAATTTTATTTTTTATGACTTCGTCATCTACTTTGGATGCCATTTACTTAATGCACAGAATTAAATTCATCTTTTAAACGTTTCAATAAATCTGGCACAGACTGCGCATTATGCCCATTGAAATGACTCGCGGCATGAATACGATGAAAGAGGAGCGGAAAAGGAATATTGAAAAAGCTAACATGCTTTTGATAGCGCAACCGTAGCCAGAGTTCGTAGTCTTCCAAAATACGGTTTTCGGGGTTCCACTGCGCATGATGGCGCCACATAAGAACAGACGAATGTAAAAGTGGATTGACTTTCCAGAAGTCCTCGTTTGTAATATCGCCGCTCGGTATATTGGGGCTGCCCCCTCTATCTCCAAAATAATTAGCGCCTGTACCAATGACATCATAATTAGAGAATCGCATTTGTATTTCTAACTTCTCTGGATGCCAGAGATCATCAGCATCTAAGAGAGCTATAAACTCTCCAAGGTTATGTGTTTTTTTTATAAGAGCATTCAGCGTCGCTGGCTTTCCCTTACAGTCATAAAGATCGTAGACATAGATGTGCGTTGATTCAAAGCGCTTTGCAGTTTGATAAGTAGCTGAATTCTGTTCCCAGCCATTTACACCAATATGTACTGACCAATTCGTGTAGGTTTGTTGTTTGACAGAATTCAGTGTTTCTTCTAAGAATTCTAATCCGTTATAGAGAGGAATAATGATTGTAATATGTGGCAAACTCAATGTAAATAAGAGTGTGAACCAATGATCTTTAATTTGCTTGTTTGCGTCGACTAGTTTAACTAGATTCGGATACTGTAAGGCAAGTGCTGCCATGATTGTTTGATCTTTGCCTACGAACATGCCGGCTGCTTGCCGTTCTTCAAGTTTTTGGTCATAAAGTTTTGACCAGGTCTTCCATACATCAATATGTGCAGCCTGAATACCGCCGCCAATACGATTACAGTTATCAAACTTGCCGATTGTGTCGTTCGAAAACGATTGGCGATCTGCCTCAGTAAACGGTTCAACTTGTAAAAGAAGCATTTTATCATCTGGAATTGCAGTTGTTACCGAGCCGAATGTAAGCAGAGATGGAAGCCATTCTTGATAACGAAAGGCTCCAGCATCACACCATATATATTTGGTGTGCCCGAATGGATTGAGCTCAGCTGCTCTCAGAACAAACTCTTTCTTCTCATACCAAATTGAATATAAGTCGGCGCTATGAATCTTTGCTTCCCTATCTTTCTGTTTCTGAGATAGCCAAAAGTCTTTACTATATTTTGTATTAGCTGTCCAATTATCTCTGGCTAACGCAATAAACCGTGTTTTATTCATATACGGCTTTCTCCACTCTTCAAATATAGGAATGAGCTCAGGATCTGTATAAAAAACGAGGTGACTGGCAATAGTTTCTAGAAAATTTTGAATCCATTTCATATACTGTTGCGACGGAAATTTAGAATCCATTATGTAAAATGCTGTGACAACTGTTGCCATGATGTGTTTCATTCGTTTATTTTCTTTATGTTTAAAATCGGTAAACAGAAAGAATGTGTAGTTGTAACATTGAAAAGGTGAATTACCCTCAGACCTATGAGTGGGGTCCTCCTATATGGAAAACTATGCATGCTATGTCATTAAAAGCCGGTACTGTTTCTATTGCGTTAATGCGCGAGGATGAAATAAGAGCATGGGCTGCTCTTATACCGGCACTAGGGCTCATGCTACCTTGCCCGGATTGCCGTGAGCATTTCGCGTCGTGGATTGGTGGGCATCCAATTAAACCGTTTCTAGCTGTTCCTTATTCAGAAAAAGGGGAATGGATACGACGGTGGCTCTATGATCTACATAGTGATGTGAATCGGCGTTTATCAAAAACAAATTTAGCATATGATCAATTGATAGCAACATACCAAAATGTAAATATACCAGAGACACTGAAAAAACTCGATCCGCTCATGTTAAGCGCCATGAAACTGGGGGGAGCCAGTATATTAAAATATAAGGAATGGCTCAAGCAAATAGGTATGCTGCGGGGACTTTACTAGGTACTGGATCTCCAGGTCTCTCCACAACCTTCAATATTACAAATGTAAATATATTTTAAGTTGACGGCGTCGTGCTTAATAAGAATGACGTCGCGTTCAGCTCCCTTATTTGATTGACATGCCGGAGATGGGCATTTAATTTCTTTTGTATGCGGAAGCGTAGGGTCTTGCCGAGTAAATTCATTCAAGAGAATTTTGTATGATTCTGTTGACTTTTGTTGGATCACTGTCTCCATTACAAGACCACCTTCCTTATCTTCCTCTGTGTATCCACAGACTCGGCAGATTCGGAGAAGCTGGTCGCCCTGGACTTTATGGTAAAGAGTATAGTCGCATTCGGGGCAGAATTTCATTTGTTTTATTAACTACTATGTAGATTATAAATCAATTTTTAAATAACTCTCCGCAAGTCCGACACATTCGTTTATTTTACCTGTAATATTATAGTTGTATTATTTATATAAATGGATTATAAAAGTGTATATCAAACGGCGTTTTCGAATGTTAGTTACTCTAATGACCATCATATTCAGTACGATTATGTGGTTGAAAAACTAAAAATAATATATAGTCCCGATGATACATTTGAACTAATAGATGTTGGTAGTGGCAGAGGACAGCTTCTTCAGTTAGTCCGCACTAATTTCAAAAATGCTATTCTTACTTCTGTAGATTTACAAAAAATACACGATGTGCCAGTTTCTTATTTTATAGAATGTGATCTATCAAAAGAGTCAGATAGAGTTGCATTACTAAATAAAAGGTATGATGTTATTGTTTGTACTGATGTATTAGAGCATCTTGACAAAAATTTTATACTTGATGTATTTGATACTTTTTCTAAACTAAGTGACAAATCTATTTTTGCTATTGCCAATCATAGTGATGTGTTAAATGGCGTTGAACTACATACTATTCAAGAAGACAATCAATGGTGGGAAACATATATAAAGAAATTTTATACCATTGAGGATGCAGTTACTGCATATTATGGCAGACTTTTTATGTATTCAGTAAAATCACACTAACATTTTTTTCCAGTAAGAACGTATGTTCATTCCGTAAGGGAGATTTGACCAATAGATTTCTGTTTCGTGTAGCTGAATGCGCGTTTGAAGATTTGCTTTGAGCTCCGGAATAAGTTCGTTAATCTCATCTTGAAATGGCTCCCACATACAGAACTTTCTAGACGCTTCAACTTCATATTTCTTCAAAAGATCCATCATATATTTAATCATCTGGTGCTCTATACAATCTGCATAGGTCGAATGTTTCAGATCTTCTAGTGTACCCGTTTCCCATGCCGGCTCATGCGCCAGCGGATTCTTATCTAAGAGACCAAGAATACTTAGCAGTACCGAATTTAGAGAGAGTGCGCCAGACCACTGTGGACCACTGTACGTTCCAAGAATTGAGAGGCAAACTTTTCCTTGAACATATAGATTCGGATGAAATCGTGTCTCACCGTCGCTCGTTAAAAAGAGAACTTTGGGCGGAGAAAAAGGATAGTCTGTCGGAAACTCAACTGAGAAAAACAGAAGTGCATCGGCATAAGGCGTAGATACCGGTCCGCGTATCATAGCCGTTCCTTTTGTAATAGTAGATTCATCTTCACAGTACCATATACCCTGCCCTTTCAGTTCTTGGACAGCGTTTATGTCGCGCATGAGTCGTTTTGTTGCCTGGGGCGGCAGAAAGTTAGACATCTTATCTTGAATTGTGTAAGATCTTTAACTCAAATAGAATAAAATATATCTTTATACTAAATGAATGAATCTACAGAAGTAATTAAACCAATTACTATTTCCGGATTTATATTTCTAGCACTAAAAAGATGGGAGAATAGTGGAAGAAATCATATAACCTTTTCTTCAACAACACCCGATGGAGTAATAACCGAACTTTCTGCGTACGAATCATCTAGCGAATTAGGATTTTGGAGATTATTTGTATTTCTCAGATATGACAGCAGCACTTATTACAAAGGATTAGTAAATAAAAATACTGGATTCATGGGCTGGGATTATGTTCAACAAACATTTATTCATCTAGAACTTCAGAAATATTTTGATGAGGTTTATAGTAAATTACCAGAAAGTGACAATCCATTTGAATATAAAAAATTTAAGGAAGAAATGATTTTTAATCAAGATCCTAGAACACAAATTACAGAAATGTATGAAAAATCACCAAATTTATATAAAACAATATATGGTAATATACCCCTTGAAGAGGTAATTCAAAAAGAACAAACAAAAAATAAGGAATCCATGGAAAAAAATAAAAAGATAGAAAGTATAAAAAATGATATTGATGATACATCTCGTATAGAGAAAATAGAGCCTTTTTATTCATATTCAGAAATTTTTACTAATCGTTGTGGAGTATCAACGGATGCAAGAGATGAAAATCTCAAAGCATTGTCAAAACAAATACAAGAAAACTTTCCCACATTAGGAGAACCAGAACTTGTATATGATAATTTTACATTTCAAGATTCTATAAGAGTATCCTATTGGTCACAAGCTGCAGACACTACCTCTCTAAAAGGTAAAATATATAAAATTATGTTAAGATCCATTGATGGAAATGATATATATCTATATTTTATGGTATATTCTTTAAAAACAGTACCATATTCAAGAGAAAGTATTTCTCCTCTTATTGTTGCTAATAAATGCACCCCTATTTTTATGACAACAACAGATAAAATAACACAATTTGGTCTATACGCTAAATATGTAGTGGCAGGCAATTATATTTGTAAAATTATGGATTATACTCAACAATGTTTAAAAACAAACAGAAAATGTACAATGAGTTATAGTTATATTGGGCAAATTTATGATACACTCTATCCGTATCAAGAACGTAAAATACATTTATTAAAGATACCTACTTCATATAAGCTTCCAACAGGTGTAATTATGAGACAAAAGGCTGGTACACGTAAAAGACGTCATCAACAACGTAAGAGTAAAAAGACAAGACAAAATAAAAATAAGAAGAAAGTCTAGTGATTTTATATCAGTCTAAAAAAAGAAACTTTTGCTTATCGTCAACTGCCTTGATTCGAGGGACATCTTGTCACTTGGATTATGTCTTGATTGTGCAAAAAGTTTCCTTTAAGAGGGTGGAGCCTGAAAAATTGACCCCGACCTGTATATTCAAAATGGGTGAACACAGAATGAACAGCGTCATTCAAGCATACAGGAACCATCCAATCTTCACGTTTTTAGAAAATAGGTCAGGAGGACAAGAGGTCAGTGTAACGGGCATGGGAGAGTTGAACGGGAAGTGGTCAGTGAGTGACGCTGAATATCCTCAGTTCTTGGATCTTCTCAATGATTATTTATTTGTAAAGAAGCATCGCGCTCTAGGATTTGTCGAGAGACCAAGGACAGATGTCGCAAAGCCGCTCTTAATTGATTTAGATTTCAAGTATCCAGAGAACATGTCTCTGACTCACAGTTTCACCGATGCACAAATTGAGGAGTTCTGTCATGTTCTTCAGGAGGGTATCTCGCATTTCTTTGATGTCTCTGACTACCAGGAAATTTCCTATTATGTTCTCTTGAGACCGACAGCATACAAGGACAAGGGTGTTCTAAAAGATGGTATTCACATCGAGTGCCCTGATTTCAGCTTGACGAACGACAAGTGGAATGTTCTGCGTCGTTGGATCCTCAATAATGGTGCGATTCGTCGGATTTTCGGTGAGACCGGATATCTGAATGAGGATCATGATATCTTTGATCAGGCGATGGGGCGCAATCAGGGCTGGATGCTCTATGGAGCATCAAAGCCGCAGATTCCTGCCTATGTACTTTCGTGGGTAAAGAAGTACACACCTGACACAGATTCGTGGGATACTGTACAGAGTGATCATACGCCGAGACAGCTTCTCGAGCTCTTGAGTATCAGGTATAATGTTGTTGAAGGGTGTGGCGATGTTAAACCAGAGCGGAAGGACGAGTTTGATGACTTTCTGAATCCGCCATCAGCACAGGCTCCACAGCAACAACAACAAGTAGCCGAGCCGCATTCAGAGAATGTTCAGGCTCTGCTTGCACTTGTTCCATACTCTGATGATGTGCGAGTGCTCATTGAGAAACTTGTAAAAGAATGTCTATCAGTTCAGAGAGCGGAGGCATTTCTGACTTGGCGATGCGTGGGTCTCTGTCTTCACAATATTGAGCCGAGTGAGGAAATGTTCAATCTATGGATGGAGTTCAGTAATAAGTCGCCGAAGTCAGCAAGCAACAATGTTTCTCAACTCAAAAAGGATTGGTTTCAGGGGATGCGTAAGGACGGCGACGGTCCGAAGCTGACGATTCGCAGTCTACATCTCTGGGCACGACAGGATAATTTACAAAGATACGAGGAAATTATGAATGAAGATATTCTAGAATACATTATCAAGAAGCTTGACGGTACTCATTACCACATTTCGCTTCTCATGCAAAAGATGTTTGGGAATAACTACGTGGCGTCCATTGGTAACAAGATCACAGAGTGGTATACGTATGATGAAGTCTTGAATATGTGGAAGCATCTGAATCAGGGTATTGACCTGAAGAGAAAAATCTTCATGGATGTGGCTGGAAAGGTTGATTCTGCGTGCGAGCGGGTCAAAGGTAGATTACGCGATACTCGTGACGAGGAAACCGAGGCAATCTTGACAGCAAAGATGAAGAGCCTTCACAAGATTCAGTCGTGTCTATATACAGCCGGCTTTGTAGATTCTGTCATGAAAATGGCGTCAGCGCTGTTTGCCGAGGAGGACTTCATGTCCAAGCTCAACATGAACCCTTATCTGTTCGGCTGTGCAAACGGCATCCTTGAGCTCAGGTACAAGGAGACGCCGACGAGCAAGGAGCGCGTGTTCTTTCGCCAGGGGAAGGCGGAAGACTTCGTGAGCTTCCTCGGTGGCAAAAGCATTTCCGATAGCTGGGATGCCATCAACTATAAGCCCTACGATCCGAGCGACCCGAACATGCCCGAAATCATGGACTTCTTCAAGAAGGTCTTTCCGCGCGACGACTTGCGAGAGTACGTGTTCCGTCTTCTCGCGTCGTGTCTAGAGGGAACAAATAAGGAGCAGTGTTTCTACATCTTTCACGGTTCGGGTTCGAACGGCAAGTCGAAAATCATTGACTTAATGACGATGATTTTCGGCGATTACCAGACGTCGATTCAGACGACCGTGCTCACGAGGAAGCGCCCCGAGTCCGGTGCAGCAAATCCGGACATCATTGTCACGAAGTGCCGGCGTTTCATTCATATGGGTGAGCCGGACAAGAATGAGCAGCTCAATACCAGCCGCATGAAGCAGTTTACTGGTGAGGATTTGGTTGAGGCACGTGGTCTCTTTCAGGACCAGGAGAAGTTCAAGATCATGGGGAAGATGGCTCTCTGCTGTAATGACTTGCCGCCGATCAACAGTATGGACGACGGCACGTGGCGTCGTGTCCGTGTCATTCCGTTCGAGAGTAAGTTCCGTTATGCGGATCATAAGGACTGGAAGGCGGGTCTCAAGTACCTCTTTCTCCGAGATGATGGACTCAAGGATAAGATGCTACGTTGGCGCGAGTCACTGTTCTCGTACTTGGTCTACATTTACGAGACACAGTATCTGGTGAATGGTCTGAACCCGGAGCCGCCGATTGTTCTTCAGGTAAGCGATAAGTACAAGGATTCATATGACGTGTTCGCGAAATTCATGGGTGAGCGTATTCGCCAGGAGGATGGCAATCGCGTGGAGTTCAAGGACTTGAAGCGCATCTTCAAGTCGTGGCGACAGGATACGTCTACAAAGGCGACACTGAATGATGCCGAGCTGTGGTCAAGATGCCTGGAGTCCAGTAATATTGGTAAGTTTAATGAACGAAGGCAGATTATGATTCACATCCGCGTCTTCTCAACAGATGAAGAAGTGGAGGAGTACGATAAGGAGCACGACGAAGGGTCATCGGGCGCCGAATAAAGTGTTTACGCAGCAACTTGTTCAACATACCATGAGTTTGTGCTCAAGAGAAAGAAGGTGGCGCCTGTGCCACTAGCTAAAATTGAAGGTAGACCGGCAAGAAGAGCATTTGTGACTCCAGTTCCAGAGTTAATATTAGCAGCTGCAGGATTAGGAAATACACTTAATGAAAAACCAGTGTAATTTTTTACTGTAACAGTTGTTCCAGCAAAAGCCGTCGCTGTACTGGGCAAACAGATACCAACCGCAGCAGTAGTCGGACCTACCCAATTAAATCCAGCAGCTACGCTCGTACTTACAGATCCCGCAAGCGCACCTACTCCAACTGTAACAGGAACGATGAAACCGCCAGTGCCCGCCTTGATCGTGGACGCCGCCTCGATTGTGCCGTCCGTGAAAACCGGAGGCGCTTTCGCGGCGGTACGACCATCGGGACCGATAGTATCTGCTATGTAGCCTGGCTTATCCGTATTGTACATTGTGAAAATAGGTCCATTAGGATCAATGAAGCCAGTCAAGCCGCTATTTGCATCAAACACACCAACCATGAACTTTGTAATACCTGGGTTCGCATCCGGAAACAATTTCTTACCGTTCTCACGTAAGACACGTCCCTTGGGGCAGTTAGCCGCCGTCGCGCCTGAGACCGTTGTCAAGGTGCCCGTATTTACATATGTTGTGCTATTCATTGCAACCGTGTATGTAAAGAATGCGGTTTCAAAAGAAGCTACTGACATATAAGAACGCTTTGAGCGATTTAGCGTACCTGTATCAGTACCATTGAGTAAAGACATCTCTATATTTACTCCACAGATTTTTCATTTCCAGATAGAAGAGGCGTTTTCGCGGGAGGTGCCGGTGGTTCAATTATATCTGATTCATCCACAAATGTTCCATTACGAATCGCTTCAATATCCTTCATTAAATGCTTTGATATACTCAAGTTTGTCTTCTCAAAGATATTGATGAGTGAAGCAACAATATTAATGCCGACGCCAATCCAAATGAGTTCCTTCATATCGTATCCAGCCGCAATCGTTGTCGTAAGAATTCCCGCCGACTGTACAACATGAAACAAATACATGAGAACTGTATTGAATTCATTCAGGCATTTGCGTTTACGCACAAACTCTTTTAAATCGCCGAGCTTATTTTGTTCAAAAATCGCTTGGATTTGCATGGAAATGTCTGGTTCTGTTGCTGTTGCAAGGGCAACAGATGGTGCTGGTACTACAGGTAAAGATATAGGTATAGTAACAGTTGGTACCTGTTCTACAATTGATACACTGTTACCCTTCAAATTCTTGGAATTAGACGCACTGCTCATTTTATTCTACTATGCGTACCGTAAAACCATTCCAAAGATGAAGAAAGCTACAACAAATAAAAAGAATGACATATATGCTGTCTGCTTTACAGATTGTGAGCTAAAATACGTAATTAATAACATAGCAATACAAAAAAGAAGATATGAAACCCAGAAGAAATACAACGTAAAATCCTGTATTGTCGGGTTCTTTTTCGGCACAAAATGATCACCACTATCTTGTTTTCTATCCAAGAATTCACGATCATAGGTTTCAGCCGCACTATCAGCATCTTTCCCCTTCGTCTCCAGAGCACCTAGAGAATCCTCTGCTTCCCTCTTCGTCTTCTGAAGTTCGCCCGTAGCCCTCGTCTTTTGTTGAAAGGTTGTCACAAGTTGATCAAGAGTTATCAAGTTATCATCAAGTTGTGATTTTCTAAATTTTACATCATCAATGTTGATAAATGCCATAACTTCTATCTTACAGCTAAGAATTGTTTCCACTTATATCTGGCGCTAATTCTGGCGGACAGATATCGGGAGTCGCCCCACTAATATCATAATGCCCAAAATCGGCGCGATTCCAGAATTTTTTATCTCGGACTTTATTTGTATATGTTGCTCTAACCGCTATAGTTGCTGCAACTACAAACAGCAAAATACCAACAATAATACCAAAGAAAGCATTTGAGAAATATCCTAGGCGCTGTAAGAAAGCCAAGAACGCCGTTACACACAGTGAAATAAAGATAATTTGAAAAATAAAGAGAGTATCCAATTTATTATTGAAAGACCATTCATTTACCTGATTTTGTCTCTCCGCTAAACTCTTATTATATGTTGCCGTATTTACAGTGTTTTGATTTTGATTCTTAATATAAGTTCCTACATCATTCAAATCAGAGTTTCTTGACATGTAATATAAAAGAGAATGCTGGACGTTCGTATTTTTCACCATATCCGTGTACGTTTTCTGAAAGGTTGATTCGCGCTCATCCAATAACTTATTAACGAGCTCGGTCTTCTGTGTATCAAAATAAGCCTGTCTCTGTGACGGTGTCATTGCCTGTAGGGCTGCCGTGTACTGGGCATCCTGAGCGTTTCTTGTTAAATCTGTTAAGCTTTGAACGTTTCCCATTGCTCTCTATCTTTAGGAACGATAAATGTAGAGCAATAAACCAATGGCGACAATATTCAATACGCCGTACAGTTGTAGAAGATTATTCGCCGATCTGTTCTTTTCTTCAGAGAACTCTGTCATTCGCTGACGGAGATCCGCCGTCGCGTTTTCACTTGAAAGAATTTGCTGGTGCTGTTTTAATGTATCAAATGTAGATGTGATTTCTGTGTTAAGTGCGTTTACCTGATCACTCTGCTCAGATGAATCTGAGGCGCGCTTAGAAGCCAGAAAATTAGAGACCTGAATCAAGTCATTCAACTTCACGTTGTATTCTTTTGACTTTGTCAAGTACATTTGTATGGTAGCTTGCTTATCTGCAGTCAAGGTGCCTGCCGTAGAACCAGCTGTCAAGTTAGAAAACATCTGGTTCAAGGCGTACTTGTAGCGCACAAAGGTGAAACAATACTCATCTTTCAAATCTCGCATTGTCTGTAATTCCTTATTCGGGAGTTCATCAAGTAACTGTTGTACTTGATCGCGCCCTTTCGCCTTTGTTGCATCGTCCTGCTTTGATCTAATTGTATCAAGTTGTGTCTTAAACTGCGATCCTGAAACAAGACGTCCTGAAGCCACGAGACCATCGTAAATTGTATTCAGTTTAGGAGGTAAGATACGTCCTGTCGTGGCATCACGCGCATCAATACCTAATGACCCTGAAGCAGGCATGATTGATTTATTCGGCGGATATCCAGTATTCATTTGAGTATCTGTTGCTATATTTGCTGTTGCGCTACAAAAGCTCATTCTATAACAGCATACGAATATTTACTTTGCATTAAGCAACAGGTGCCGTTGCGAGTTTAACGGGTCCTGGTCCAGGTTCAGGTCCCTTGAACATAGATGTAAACTTACTAGTTGCGCCACTTACCGTTTCAGCCGTCCCTTCAGCAAATTTATTTACAACTTCCAATTGAAATCCAGCCATATACAAAAAGAGTCCAAGTGAAACAACT